TACATAACGGGTTATTACAGTCAGCTCCGGCCTCATCAGTATAATGGTGGGCTGACACCGAATGAATCAGAACAGTTGTTCTGGATAAACTCTAAAACCGTGGCCAGTTTTTGTTGACCACTACAATCAGTACAAACACCATATCTGTCTTAGAGTGACTATGGTGTGATGGCTATCTATTTTTATACGCTGGAGAGTTCAGAATGATGCACTGCCCTCTGTGCGGTAATCCAGCTCACACTCGCTCAAGCCGTTACCTGAGTGATAACACCAAAGAGCGCTACCATCAATGCCGAAACGTTAGTTGTGGTTGCACGTTTGCGACTCATGAAACTGTGGACCGCTTTATCGTCAAGCCGCAACTTCAACAGCACATCGAACAAAAATAAACAAAAATGTTTATATTCCTTCTTGCCCAGATAAACAAAAATGTTTATACTGGTTTCAAGTTAAACAAACAGGAGGAGGAAGTGAAGCAACGCGAGTTCCAGCGTTGGCTTGCAGCACAAGGGGCGGAGTTTTCAAACGGTACCAACCACCTGAAAATCTACCTCAACGGCAAGCAGACGATAATGCCAAGGCATCCGGGGAAGGAAATACCGGAGCCGCTGAGAAAAGCGATTCTCAAGCAACTTGGCCTTAAATAATAAACTAGCCCTCCGGGGCTGGTTACTCGCGAAGGTTCACTTAGTCAAATATGCGATATCCCGTAAAATTTGAGCATGACGAAACCGGGTGGTGTGTATCGTTCCCGGATATCCCAGAGGCATTAACGGGCGGAGATACCAGGGAAGAGGCGCTATCGTTGGCGCAAGACGCCCTGGTAACGGCGTTTGATTTTTACTTTGAAGATCGGCGACCCGTACCGATGCCAAGCGCTGACGGCGAAGAGTTTATCGATGTGCCAGCGAGCGTGGCGGCTAAAGTGCTGTTGCTTAACGCCATGATCGCCACCGGCACAACACCGGCAGAACTGGCCCGCCGCTTGGGTACGCGACCGCAGGAAGTTAACCGGATCGTTACCCTTAACCATGCGACTAAAATCGATACGATCGAGGCCGCACTTAAGGCGCTGGGTAAGCGGCTAGAAATAACCGCACTGTAACCATTATCAACCTATCTAAAGGCTCACTTCGGTGGGCCTTTCTCATTTCTAACGCCCAGCGGGGTAAGGACATATGCAGATGCATAAAAGTAACCCAGATGTCTGGGCGGCAATTATTGCATGGATTGTATCCATAAAAGAGCAGGGGATCGCTGCGTTGCTGGCTGGCGCAATGGCGTACCTGCGCGGCAAGTACGAGGGGGATGGTAGCTGGAAATCCCTTTTTGATGCGCTGATGTGCTCGATATTCGGCTGGTTTATCAAAGACGGCCTATCGCTGATCGGCGTCGGCACTGATTGGGCATACCTGGCCAGCGTCTTTATCGGCTACCTCGGTACCAAGTATTTCGGCAGTCGGATAAAGGATCTAGCCGATAGAAAGACAGGGGCAATGAAATGAATATTAGCGCCAACGGCATAGCACTTATCAAGCAGTTTGAGGGGTGCAAACTTAAAGCCTACCAAGATAGCGTCGGCGTCTGGACGATCGGGTATGGCTGGACTCACGCGGTAGACGGCAAGCAAATCAAGGCTGGCATGACCATTGATCAAGCAGCCGCTGATCGGTTGCTGAAATGCGGCGTTGTTCAGTACGAACAAGGCGTAAACCAACTGGTGAAAGCCAAGATCAATCAGCAGCAGTTTGATGCCCTTGTCAGCTTCGCCTACAACCTCGGAACACGGTCGCTTAGCACTTCCACTCTACTGCAAAAGCTCAATGCGGGTGATAAGCAGGGCGCGGCGGATGAGTTTCCAAAATGGAATAAAGCCGGGGGTAAAGAGCTTCGTGGTTTGGTTACGCGCCGGGCGGCAGAGCGGGAGTTATTCCTGTCATGAACCGGATCGCCACTACAGCCATCGCCATCCTGACTTGCTTGTTCACCGGGGTAGCCTGGTTGGCGTTCCACTACCACGGTAAATACTCCACGGCACAGTCTGAGATATCCAGCGCTCAGGCAATCACTACCAGCATGCTGACTGCTATCGATCTGATGTACTCCATCTCAAAGGCCGCCCATGAAGACAAACAGAAACTTGCTGATGAAGGCGAGACGAGAATTGTTTATATCAGAAAGGCGGTCAAAGACGATGAGTGTGCTGTTCGCGCTGTCCCTGATGCCGCTACTGATAATCTCCGGGTGCTCGAAAACTCAGCCCGTACCGGTGTACCCGCCAAAGATAAACCCTGAACTGACAGCGGCCACGCCGGTGCCGAAAACACCGACCCCATTGCTATACGGTGACAGCCTGGTTCTGAATGCCAAGCTATTCGTAGCGCTGGGCCAGTGCAACCGGGACAAGGCGGCCATCCGAGAAATTGAATTAGCCCGATAAAGCAGACAGGCACGTCTCGTAAATCTGATTTACTTGTAAAAAAGCTTAAGAGCCCATTCATGTACCACTTTATAAATTGGCTCATGGAAAATGCTGTCTGTTGCGTTCAAGTGCTCAATCATGCTCTCGACGGTATTGCCTGTATCCATAAAATCAGCTACCCCAGGAAATTCATCATCTTCATCAATATATTCAAATAGAACAACATCTTTGCCTTTAATGGTTACATCGGATAAAACGAGCCTAGATCCGCTTAGTTGAAAGCGAATTTTAAAATTACCCAAAACCTCATGGTCGAGAGGCATAAAATAGAGAGCGTCATTATCATTTAAGCACCACTCCCATTCGGAATTATTCATTAGACGAACACTCATTAAGTTTGCTTACGCACAATATCTAACAACTGGTGAGATTGACCAAGGAAATTCTCATTACAGCTTAAGTCTTTTTGGCCCGGCAAGGTGGTGATCTCTATCTGGCTGGCGGGTAAGCCGCAAGTGGCAACGCAACTCTGGCAAGCGTGGCAATGATGCGGACCCAACAGTAAATGGTCGGGAAACCGACCGGCAACCTGACAAACACTTTAGCCCTGGCACCTGCTGGGGCTTTTTTATACCCGCAGTAAAACTACCGCGCCATGCCCGGCGCAAGTAATCACACAGAGTCTTCTAGAAACAAGCCTCGGAGGAACGCCGTTATAGGTGGTGACCTTCTCTGTGGGCGTCGTTTCTGGGCAACGAGGCTCGTTTCTAAAGGAAAACACAATGACAGAACACCATGTAGTACAGGAGTTCGATTTCTCCAAGATGGTTATGGCAATTCAAGGCAAGGCATTCACGACGAGCCAGAAGATCGCCGACTACTTTGGCAAGAGGCATGACAACGTGTTGAGAAAGATTCGGCAGGTTAGAGATGAATGCCCGGAAGAATTTGCCGCCCTCAATTTTGAGGAGGCTGATTTTATTGATAAAAATGGTGAAGCTCAGCCGATGTTCAAGCTAACGAAAAGATGGCTACATGCTGGTAGTGATGGGGTTTACTGGATCGGCAGCAATGCTCATCAAGGTGAGATACATCCAGGCGTTTAACTGGATGGCAGAGCAGTTAACCCGCTGGCATGAAGTTGGCGAGGAAGCCCAGCACCGACACGCACTGAAGGTGGCAAAGTCTGAGGTGAAAGCTAGGGTGGGCAGCAAGTTGATGAATGCCAGGAAGAGAGAGAAGCGGCTACTGGCGTTAGAGTTTGAGCAAATCCTGTCCCTAACTCAGCCAAAGTTACTCTTCATCGAATGATGCAATGGCAACACAGAGCCACTTTCACAACGGCTTTTATATAATTCTGACAAGCGTCATTAATCTGGCGCTTCACAGAGTTTTGTGTAGGTTTCACGATGGTGTGGTGTCACCGATTACGGGCGTCGCATTTCAACAGGCAGAGGATTACTCTAAATGGCGGCCAGCATTTTATTGGCCGCCAAGCTGGTCAATTACTGATTTTCAGCCTTATGCTCTATTAGGGAGGCCTCGTTAAAGAATGATGCTTTACGCTCATCTTTAACGAACCACTCACAATAATACTGATCTCTTTCATCATCGAAGAAACTAACAGTCATAAGTGGGCCGCCGGAATTCAACTGAACGACGATTCCATCTGCAAACTTAACAGCCATGTAAATACCCCTCTAAAAAAAGTGAAAGTAAATTGCACTCACCGACAAGCAAGAAATGTTCTGTCGCGAGTACCTCATCGATTTAAATGCCACGCAAGCGGCTATTCGGGCGGGGTACAGCGAAAGGACCGCCCGTGCATTAGGTTGCGAAAACTTAGCGAAACCTAACATCCAGAACAGGATCGCCGAACTTAAACCTCAACGCAATGAGCAGGTTGACATAGATGCAGACTATGTGATCAAGCTTTAGTTGACCACTAAAAAAGCCAGCTTTGCAGTGGGTACCGAAGGAGTAACCAAAAGGAATCGATATGGAGCTAACTGAACACCAGAAAGCCCTATTCGATGCTATGACCAGGTCACAGCAAAAGTTTGCGTTAGGCATCGTCAAGGGGCTAACCCAAATAGACGCTTACAGGGGGGCCGGAGGCAAGGCAAAGAAAGAAGATCACGCACATGCTAGCGCAAGCGAAATCTATAGAAATCCCAAGGTAAAAGCCTTTGTTGATGAAATGAACAAAGAGGCTATCACCGATGCCGTTATGACGAAGCAGGAAGCCCTTGAGCGGCTTTCATCGTTAGGTCGAGTGTCATTATTCGACTTGGCCGAGTTTCGCAATTCACAGGTCGGAGAGGACGAGGATGGCAAGCCGGTTTATCAGGCTACATGGAGTTTTAAGGATTCGTCACTACTCAGGCCGGAAGACATGGCCGCAATCTCTGAGTTAACTGCTGGCCCACAAGGCTTGAAGATAAAGCTTCATGATCCGAAGGCGGCAATCAAGCAGCTTGGCGAACTACAGGGTTGGGATACGACTAAGAAATCAGCGGATCACGATCTGCAGAGAAAACATCTCGATTTTGAACGTGCCAAGTTAACCAATGAAAAATTGCAGGCTGAAATCGACAACCTTAAGAAAGGTAGCGGAAACGAGCCGATCATTATCCATAACTCACTGAAGCCACCAGGGAGCGAGTAACTATTTTTACAGGGGCGTGAAATGGCAGAAATATTCGTCCCTGAACTGCACGCCGGGCAGCTTAAAGTTTGGACAGAAGGCAGCGAGCATCAATATAACGTTGTCTGTTGCGGTCGCCGTTGGGGTAAGACGGTGATGCTGGTGTCAATAGCAATAAGCTATGTCACTAACAAATTTAAAGTACCGTCAGCGAAGAAGCCCATAGCGGGGAGGGTAGGGATATTTACCGCTCAATATCGGCAGTACCAAGAGATATTTGATGAGTTAGAGGAAGCGCTTGGCCCATTAATCAAAAGTAGCTCGCGCCAAGAAAAGCGCATCCTTTTGAAGAATGGCGGGAAGATCGACTTCTGGGTAACCAACGATAACAAACTGGCTGGCCGTGGCCGAAAATATCACGCCATCCTCATTGATGAGGGGGCTTTCACCAAATCCCCGGAAATGCTCAAAGAGGTTTGGCCAAGGGCGATTAAGCCGACGCTGGTGGACTACCGAGGCCGCGCCTGGGTGTTCTCTACCCCTGATGGCATTAACGACGAAAACTTCTTCTATGCCCTGTGTCACGACGAGTCTCTCAATTTCCATAAGCATCACGCGCCGACATCATCCAATCCATACATGCCAGCCGACGAGCTGGAGAAAATCGAGAAAGAAACCGATCCGCGCGTATGGCAACAGGAGTTCCTGGCCGAGTTTGTAGACTGGTCGGAGTCCGCTCTACTCGACATCAAGAAGCTGTTGGAGGATGGGCTACCGGTACCAATGCCGGAAACGTGCGACGCCATCTTTGCTGTCATGGATACCGCGCTGAAAGGTGGGCTGGAGAATGACGGAACCGGCGTTGTGTACTTTGCATTCGAGCAAACCTATACCAAGCCACGGCTGACAATCATTGATTACGACGTGGTGCAGATCAAAGCGTCATTGATAGAAAGCTACATCCCCGGCGTTTACGAAAACCTCGAGCGGCTGGCCACAATATGTAGGCCGCGAATGGGCAGCCTCGGCTTGCACGTTGAGGATGCCGCTTTCGGCGCTGTCTTGCTGCAGAAGGCTGAAACGGAAGGCTGGGACATGAAGCCGATCGACTCCGTTCTGACCTCGAAGGGCAAGGACGAGCGCGCGGTAATGGCGTCCAGCCATCACTACTGCGAAAAGGCAAAGATTGCCGAACCGGCATTCAATAAAACCGTCGAGTTCAAAAAGAAAGTGGCTAACCACCTATGGCGACAAATCGCCGGTTTCCACCTTGCAGACAAAGACGCCCATAAGCGGGCTGATGATCTGCTCGATTGCTACTTGTACGGATTAATCATCGCATTCGGTAACGGAGCCGCACTCTAATGGCTGAAGAAACAATTAACGCAGCGCTAAACTCTCAGCTCGCCGATTTCCTCATGGGTGAGGACATTCAGCCAGGCTCTGAAACCGGCTATCAGATGTGCAAAATCATCTGGGAGTATCACCCACTCGGCGGGAAGATGGTCGAGAAGCCGATCGAAATGGCCATGTTCAAACCGCGCATTTACAACGTAAGCGATGATGCAGAAGACCGGATCGTGAACGCCTTTATCGATACGTGGATACGCCTGGGCATCACGCAGAAAATAAAGAACCTTTTCTTTAACGCCCGCTGTTATGGCGCGGCGGCCATTGGTATCGGCCAGGACTCTGTGAGCAGTTACAAGCAGATCACCAAGATGGGACTGAAGGAAGAGGATATTTTTATCAATATCTTTGACCCGCTCGTCGCCGCTGGATCGATGGTGACCAGCCAAGACCCGAACGCGCGCGACTTCCAGCAGCCGGATAAATACCTGAACATCCAGGGCAAGAAGTGGCACCCATCGCGCACGATAAAGGTGTTCACCGGTTCGCCGATTTATCTCTCGTACCAATCATCAAGCATGGGCTTTACGGGCCGTAGCGTCTTCCAGCGCTGCGTATACCCGCTGAGGTCATACGTGAACACGATGATCACCAACGACCTCGTAAGCGAAAAGGCCGGGGTGCTGGTGGCCAAGACGACGCAGAACTCGTCTGTAATATCCGGCGTACTGGGCATGGCGAACAAAGCCAAGCGGAGCATGATAAAGGCCGTCAAAAATAAAGGAGTGATGAACATTGGGGCGGGCGACTCGATCGAGTCTCTGAACCTGCAGAACATCGATGGCGCCATGAACTCGGCCCGCAGCAATATTATTGCCGACATTGCAGCCGGTAGTGATGTGCCAGCGGCGATCTTGAAGGATGAGGCGTTTGCCAATGGCTTTGGAGAGGGTAAAGAAGACTCGAAAGCGGTCGCTCAATATATCGATAGCGTCAGGCAGTCGATTGATCCGGTGATAACGTTTTTCGAAGAGATCGTGCAATACATCGCGTGGAACGAGGATTTCTATAACTCGCTCAAAAACGAATACCCCGCTCTCTACACCGAAGACTACTACACGACGTTTTTCAGTTGGCGTGCATCATTCTCTGCAACATGGCCAGAGCTGCAAGAGAAATCCCCCGAGGAACGTCAGGACAGCGAAGGCAAGCTGCTGGAGCAGACTACCAAGGTGTTCGACACGCTTTACCCTCGCCTAGATCCAGATAACCAGGCCGTGGCCGCTCAATGGCTGTCAGACGTTATTAACGTGTTGGAGTCATACGAGGGGGCGCCGCTCGTCCTCGACATGGATAAGCTTAAGAGCTACAGGCCGCCTGAACCGCCAACGGGGGGAGGCAATGAAGAAGCCGAGGAAACCTAAAACGCTCTATGAGGTGCTGACCGAGGCCGTTAACTACTACGTGGACAATGGCTGGGATAGCGAAAAATCATTGCTGTCATGGAGCGCCCGATTGCGCGCGGCGGCAAATCGCGAAACAGTCAGCCCGACTACAGCTCGCAACCACTTGACCGCCATTTATAAGCGCCTGGTGATTGACGGTGGAGCAATCCGGGATCAACCGTTCGGTGGCCCGACCAAAGTTACTCTGGCAAAAGTTAGGCCCGATCTGCGCAAGGAGTTGGAGCGCCGGATCTTTGTCAGCGCCAACCTTATCAAGCTAAACCGCGAATCAGCCATCGAGAAGACCATTCAGCGCTTCCAAGGCTGGGTATCGTCTATTCCTCATGACGGCACCAACGCGATTGACCGGGTTGAACAGAAGGCGCAGATACGGGCCAAACTGTCCGAGCAGACTTTCGAGCATCGGCGCGTAGCCATCGACCAGGGCCATAAGCTGGCGGCCAACATAAAGGACATCATCGCCCAGCAGGGCGGTGCAATCGCCGTTAAGTGGCACTCGCCCTGGCGGCGACCTGGATACGACTATCGGGAAGACCATAAAGAGCGCGACGAGAAAATCTATCTGTTGCGTGATTCGTGGGCCATCAAGCAAGGACTGATTAAGCCAGTAAACGGCTATTACGATGAGATCACCGCCGTGGGGGAAGAGGTTTTTTGCAGTTGCCAGGCGACTTACATCTACGCGCCGCAAAAACTTCCTGATGAATTCCTAACTGAAAAAGGAAAACGAGAATTTGAACGAGCTTGAGTTAGCCGAGAATATCAGGGATGGCACTGTTTTATCCCCGATTAAATTCTCGAATACCTGGCTGGTTAATTTGCGGATAACGGGAACCGGAGCGGCATATAGGGCGGGGATTGATGAGTTTGTTTGGCGTGACCCTGACCTATACCTCAACGACGAGTTTCTCAGGCGCTGCAATGGCTTGCCAGTTATCGCAAATCATCCAAAAAAAGACAACAAGCTGAACGAGGAGGAGTTTAAAGACCGCGTTGTCGGCTCTGTCATGCTGCCTTACATCAAAGGTGATGAGGTATGGGCGGTTGTCCGTATTTACGTTGAATGGGTAATTGAAGAAATACTGAAAGGCACCGTGTCAACCAGCCCCTCAGTATTATTCAACGAAGAATCGCAGAATATCGAAATAACGAATGATGAAAGCGGCACGACCCTTTTAATTGAGGGTAAGCCGTTTTTGCTCGATCACATCGCCTTAGTGACAGAAGAATGCGGCACAAATGGCGTGTGGGATAAAGGTAACGGCCCGTCAGGGGTGGATAATTCCAACAAAGGTAATTTAGAAATGAATGAAGAAGAAATGAAAAAACTTCTCGAAGCGACCATCGGCGGGCTGGCCAGCACATTTAGCGTCAAGCTTGATGCCTTGGCAACGCGTATGGACAGCATGGAGCAGGGCGCAAAGGCCCGCGCGGATGCTGAAGCAGCCGAGAAAGAGAGAAAGGAGCAGGAGCGCGCCGACTCAGAAGCCGAAGCGACCAAAGCGAAGGAAGAGAAAGAACGCGCTGATGCAGAGGCGGCAGAGGCCCAGGCCCGCGCAGACTCCGAAGCAGCAGCCGCAGAGCAGGCCAAGGCAGACTCAGAGGCGCAAGCAAAAGTGGAAGAAGAGGTTAAGTCTGATGCCGAAGCGATGGCCGGTGAGCAAGTTAAAGCCGACTCCGCATTTAGTGCAATCGGCCAGAAAGCGCCATCGCCTCATGCCGGGGAACTGTCTGCCGACTACATCAAGCGCACGCTGTCGATCATGCAGAAATACGCCCCATCATTCGCTCAAGCCAACATCCGCGCGATCGCTGACTCGGCCACGTTGAAGACCATGCAAGATGCCATCTTTGCTGAGTCTAAAAAAGAGTTTGAGCGCAAGGTTTCAAGCACACCTGGCCGACTGATCGAGATGGTTCGCCTCGACGCCGCAGGCCGACCAGTGCGCCACTACCAGGGTGATATGGATACCTGGCTGCGCACCGTAAAAGTACCGGCTCAGAAATTGGTAAAATTTAACAGTGGGAGCACTCGCTAATGGCTTTAGAAAACGCATTTAAAACTGGCCCCGCCTTCAAGAACAGCTTTAACGTCGAATCGTTCGGGCTGGTGCAGGGCGATGCACAAGACGATCCGGCGGTACGCCTACTGTTAGCCGCTGGCGTCCTGGCCGACGATGTGGTCGGCTCGATGTGGGGTGGCATGGGGATCATTGAGTCTGTGCCGAAATCAAGCGAAGCAATGCTCGGTGCAGTGATCCGCCAGGCGACAGCCACATCGTGCAACGGCTTCATGGTGATGAACCAGGCTAACCACGGTGTCATAACTCCGAATAACGGCGTACCACAGTTTATGGCCGGTAACGGGGTGCATTACTACCGCCTGGGTACCGGCGCGCGTATTCCGTTGCCGATCAGCGCAGCGGTGGCCGCGTTGGCGAACGGGACTACCTCAACGACCAGTACGCAATTCAAGTGGGATCCGGCAGCGCAGGTGATCGACGTTGCCACGGTTGACGGCATTTCTATCCGCCTGCTGAAAGTGTCCCCAGCAGGCAATATGGCGGCGGTGCAAGACGCAACGACCAAAGACGTTAACTGGGAAGATAAGCCTATGGGCCTGTTCTCCATCTGATTTGAGGCTAAACAATGAGTAATTTTGCACCTTCATTTAAAATATTGAACCCGTCGATGATGCTGCCGGAAATCGCCGTGCAGTACAGCATGGCCACCGGCGCATTTGACCTGTTGCCGGGCGGTAAGCCGGAAGCGAAGATCGGCAGTAATGACCTGCTGGTCTATCAAAAAACGTTGCGCATGACCAACCAGGTACAGGCCAGCCAGTCGCTGCCTAACCAGGTTGCTTCTTCCTCCGTGGTTCCTGGTTACACCCAGATGCAGACATACCGCATTGCGACACGTTCGCAATATGGCCTGTTTGATGATGAGGCGGCCAGCAACTGGGGTTATTCGCTGGTCAGCGCCTTGCAACTCTCCGCGCGCCAGGGTATCGCTCAGTTATTGCGTACCATGTTGCTCTACGGGCTGAAACCATCGAACGGGGAAGGTATCACCAACACGGCAGGAGCAACCACCGTTAGCCTGGCGGCAGACAGCGGCGGCGAGACGACTTACCCGGCGTGGGATAGTGGCGAGCTGGGGCGGTTCCTTCTGGGCCACATTGCAGACCTGAAAACCCGCATGCTGATGCTGGGGCAACCGGCGCTGATCACCATCACGGCACCGCAGCGCTTCAACAGCGCGATCAGCTATACCGGTATTGTTGAACTTACTTCCTACCAGCGCCCAGGAGCGGGTACCGACACTGCCGGTAACATCATCAAGAAAATTGGTGATGAAGCTGCAAACGATGAAATCATCTTTACGATGGACGACACGTTGATCGGTAAAGGGGCAAATGGTACGGACTTGATCATCATCAGCGCCGTGGTGCTGAACGTCCCGGCCAGCGACAGCAGCATTAACACCAACATCTTTGCGAGCCTGACGCCTAACCAGCGTGCGGTTAACCAGATGTTCTGTGATGTGGCCGCGCCGACCGAAGTGTCAACGCCGATCCCTGACGGTGGGTTAACCACGCTTTACACCATGCGGGCAACGCCTGGCTGGAACCTGCGCTCCGAGGGCGTAACCCTGCTTTCAGCCGCCTACGAATAATAAAATCCATTTTCCTTATTTGGCCTAATCGGCGGGGATAACCTCGCCTTTTTTTTTGAGGATTTAGAAGAATGAAACTCCATATTGCCAACTGTTCCCCGCAACGCCATTTGTTCAATTACAAACTGCCTGAGCGCCGTCAACCTTTTGCTCGCCATATCCCGGCTGGTGGCCAGATCTTTATCGAAGGTCAAAATGCAGATATCACGGCGATCATTGATCAGCATGAGCGCTACGGCTTTGTTGATATCACCAAAATTCCCAAGGATTTCTCCGGCATCTGCTATTCCATCGATCGCGAAATCAAGGTTTCGAAAATCAGTGATGGCTACGAGGCCCGCCTTGAATTCCTTGATGACCGAGCAGAGAGAATCATTGAAGAAAGCGCCGTCGTGATTAACAACGACATTAAAAACGTCGCGGTTAACCATGGCCAGGAGCAGCAGGACGGTTTGGAAATGACGATCCAGAGCGAGCCGCTAGACCCTGAGCAGGATGACAAATCCCCGGTTAAGAAGAACTTGAAGGTCACCAAATAATGATCCAGATACCCCCAACGTTTACCGGATTCCTCAACTTTATTCGTAATAACGTGGGGGTTCCTGTTGAAGCCATTGCAGGCGATAACGAAACGCTGCAGTGCGTCTATGCGGCAGCGCTCGAATGGGTGCCTACCGGCATGGGCCTTGAATGCCTGCCGGTTATCTATCGCAATACCGTGTACAACCTCGGCACGTCGTTCCTGTTGCGTTATGCCGACGACACGCCGCCGAGTACCTACTTTGCCGATATGCGCGAGAAGCTGGGCATAGGGCGGGCAGCGGCGGGCATCATGACGTCAGCAGCCGATCAAGGCACATCTGGCTCAACGGTCATCGGGGAGGCCATGAGCAACCTAAGCCTGGCTGACCTGATGATGATGCAAGATCCCTATGGTGAGACGGCGCTGGCCGTTCTGATGGAAATGGGGAGCCATTGGGGGATGACGCCATGAAAGTAGAGCTGGGTGTCATCGATATGCCCTACGACTACGGCGAGGAACCGGGAAAGACCACGCACCAGGTGGCCGTTGATCTCGAAGAACAGTACAAGCTGTTTACCCATTTCTATGAAGAACACCTGGACGACATTTTGTTAGCGGTATCCGACGAGATACGGCTCGGGCTGATAAATCACATCAAATACGGCGCGCCGTTCGACCAGGACACAATCATTCTGGGCGAGATAGTGCGCAGCTTTAACATTTTCCTGGAGCGCGAAGAAATGGCCGGGCTTGGCGTCGATGGGGTTCCTACCTGGTCGGCCTTGCGCGGGGTTAACTCTCGCTTGAAAAAAGAAACCGGCCAGCGCCGCCCCTCGTTTATCGATGGCGGGTTGCTCAAGGCCAGCTTTATAGCGTGGATAAGCAACAATGGCGAAACTTGATGAGATAGCGAAACGTACCAGAACGCAGTTGGCCGACACCCTTCACACCGCCGTAGACACCATTTCAACCAGCCAGAAGATCACCTTCAAACTGTATGTAAAGCAGGTGCTGCCGCTGGACGGTTTTATCTATTGGGTGAGGGCGGATCTGGTCAATCCAGCGGAGCTGGAGCGCCTCGGGCTGGATAAGCTGAAGAAGGCGGTGACCATTCAGGGCAGCTTGCACCGGCAGGCGGTTTCCGAGCAGACGACCACCGCGTCGCAGTCGATGAACTACATCATTTTTACCCCGTTAAAACAGATTGATGATTTCAACATGGTAGATCCGAAATGGATGTACCTGGGCGACTATGACGGGGTTCAGTTCTCGTTCTCGCGCATGGAAAGCAAGTATACGCAGGCGGGGATATTCCACTACCGAGGCCTGGCCGTGTTGCCGACGCTGCGAACGCAGATTATTGACGATCCGGCGGATATCAACACTGACCTGATTTTATCGAACAGTACGCCGATCTGGATGAGTCTGACCAAGTACGGCACTGTTTACCCGTCGTATCTCTCCCCCTCGGACATGCTGCCGCCGTATATCGTGGCAGACGTCAAAGAAACGAAGCCGCTGCAGGCGGCACCGCATTATCTGACCCGCAGCCAGCACGTTCAGGACACTGTTCGCGTGACGCTGTACGGCATGAACAACAAGCAGGCGCTGGATTACGTCGATTACATCGTAAACGAGGCGCTCGACTTCGAAGAATTCGGTATCACTAACTCGCCGGTTGTTATTGACGACAAGTTAAACCAGGTCGAAATAAACGCGCTGGCCAAGAAAAAGCACATCGATTTCGACATCAACTATTACCAGCAGACAGCCAGGGATATTGCCCTACAGCTAATCAAAGAAGCTTTTATTACCTTGGAGATTAAATAATGAGTAATGACGATTACCAAATTGTCACAATAAACGTTTCGCAGACTGTGGGCGCCATCCCTTCAACGCTACAGCAAACCGGGGCGTTTGTTTCCACTGGTGCCACAACGCTGGGGCCAGGTAAGACGGCATTAATTACCCAAAAATCCGATCTGACCGCGTTGGTGAACATTCCCATCACAGCGCTGGCGGTGGTCAGTAACGTACTCAACGTCACGCTTTCAACTCCGTTGCCTGCCAGTTATGCCGTGGGAACCACACTAGCGTTAACCATCACAGGGGCATATCCCGCCGCTTACAACGGCACGTTCACGGCGACAGTGACCAGCTCAACAAAACTGACGGCGCCTTTCGCACAGACCGTTACGGCAGCAACTACGCTCGGTTATGCGCAATTGCCTGGCGCTAAAGAACTGCTGGCGATGGGTACCACCTGGTTCGCGCAGGGGGCAAATCTGTCGGTTTATGTTTTAGAGTTGGGGGCCGCGAGTGCGGTAAAAGACAGCGTTACAGCCTTGTCCACTTACATCGACGCTCCAGTGCTGCAATTTTATGCCTACCTGGTTCCGAGGGCGTGGGAGGGGGTGCCGGAATTCATTACGCTTACGGGCAACCATGCGACGAATGAATCGTTGCTGTACTTTTTCATTACTGTCACAGCTGGGCCAGTCAATCTCTATGCGGGTATCAAGTCGGCTATCACGATGGTGCAAGATGTTGCGGCCCCGGACACCGAATGTAGTGTCGCATCGATCATGCGGAGTTATCTCTCTGCGAGCCCATCAGATATCAACAAAGTGCCGCCGATGGCATTTCGCTTCCTGCTCGGAGTGACAAAGTATTCGGGTTCCGGCCCTGCTAAAAAGCAATTAACGCAAAACTTTATCAACTATGTAGGCACCGGTGCAGAAGGGGGGATTAGCAACACGCTGGTAATGAATGGCGTGTCTTCCGATGGCAGGGATATGACGTATTGGTATTCCGTTGACTGGATACAGATCAATTCGCAAATTGCGCTAGCGAACGAGATTATCAATGGCAGCAATAACCCGATTAACCCATTGTATTACGAGCAGAAAGGTATTGAGCGCCTTCAGAATCGTGCACAAATCGTCTTCAACTCGGGTGTGACTTTCGGTCTGGTCAACGGTAACCCGGAGGTTCAAGCTGTGCCATTCCGCACATACATAAAGAACAACCCCAATGATTATGAGATCGGGCGATATGCCGGTCTTTCTGCGGAATACACACCTATGCGTGGGTTCACCAAGATCGTCTTCAACATCAACGTCACGATGCAGCTTTCTTAATCAGGAAAATAAAAAATGGCTAATCCATTAGTACCGCAAGGCGTACTGAATAAAGTTCGCGCCTCGATTAAATTCGTCCAATATCCCGAACTGAATATCACGGCATCGTTCTTAACGCAGGATGCGATCGATATTCAATTCCAAGGCGATGCTGGTGTTCTGCTGCCGACAATGACGGGCGGCGTATCGTCCCCCAACCCCTACCAGATGATCAACATGCAGATCCACATGGTGCGCAGCCAGGGCATGGCGCAACTGTTCAAAAATCAGATTGAGCTGGACACGTTGCTGGGTGACGCAAAAGTTTATTCGGACTCGAGCACCTTGGGCGATTTCTCCATTCGCAGCGCAACAATCCGCTCGGCTGGCGACGTGAGTTTCTCCGGTCGTGATCCAGCGTTTCTGGTGTCAGTGTTTGGCATTTACGACGTTAACTCGGCTATGTGGGAGCTGTAATGGAGATTTCACGCAAAATGAACCTGGTTACCCCGGTAGAAACGTCGAACGGGAATATCTATATCCACTCGACGCCGATCACCAAGGCTGTTTACCGCGAGCATTTTTTGACGTTGAGCAAAGCCTTTGCCGCCATCTTTGGGCAGGGGTTGGGGGTGCTGGCTGGGCCGCGTATCGCTTACCTCATGCTTGAGCGCGTAGCTAAAAACGACGGGATTTGGGAGGGAGCCACCGGCGTTAAGAATACCCTGCTGCAGGAGATTATCCGCAACTCTACGGCGATTGTGCCGGTAGAGGGCAAAGGCTGGGAAGAAATTCCGCTCGATGTGGCGATATCGCGTGAAATTGTCGATGAAGACGATGTGCTGGGCGAGATTGTTTTTTTTACATGCGTCTGTGCGATCAACAAACCAAAGCAGGTCACGGAACTGATGGCCGAAGTGAATTTACTTTGGAACAGTGCCTGTACATCGCAAACAGCTATGGAATGGGCAGCATCATTGCCGACATCGACCGCCAAAGAGAGTTCTGGCGCGACGGAGAGCACGTTGTCAGTGCCATCCTAGATTATATCTGCCATGAGGGGATCGACGGGTTTATGCGGGCCTATAACTTCGAGGTTCGCACCGCCGCCGAGTTTCGCGAACTGATGAAGCACAAGAAGAGTATTTTCTAATGTCTGAGAATATCCCGGTATTAACGATCCCCGTCGATAACGAGCAGTTGAAAGAGGCTCTTTCGCTGATTGAAAAGCTGAGCGCAGCGGCGGAACGGTTTAACAGTAAATACGGTTCGCCACTGGATACCGGCGCTGGCCGTGGCTGGGGTGGCGTTCCTCCCGGTGGTGTCGGTGGGGGGAATGCTGGTGGGGCAAGTGGTGACGATGCTGGCGATGGGGCCGGAAAAGGTTTCCTGAACAACGTCAACAAGCTCGCCAAGGCTGTAGAAAAAAGCTTCGACCAGGTCAACAAAACGCTCGGCAAGACCATTGGTATGTTGAAGGGGTTGTTTGAGTCGGCCATCTCCTGGGGGCTGAAAATGGCCCTGCTCGGTACCGGCAGCGCGTTCGGCTACAACATGATCGCCAAGAATGCCGGACGCCAGCTATCGGATGCACAAGCCAACCAGATGACGACTGGGCAGATGCAGGCAGCCAAGAACGTTTACGGCAACCGGTTCAGTGGAGTGGACAGCTTAATTCAGGGGCTAAATAGTGCGAGTGGTGACGTTAGCTCGCCATATCGCCCAGGGCTTATGTCCCTTGGAATAAACCCACTGGATAGCCCAGGGAAAAACCTGCCCTTATTAATCCAGAAACTTTCAGATCTGGCCGCAAGCGACAATGGCTCTGGAATGGCATATTCCAGGATTAACTCATTAAGGCTTGGCGGAATGGTTAGCCAAGGCGAACTTAATCAGTACGGAGCAAATAGTGACATCATTCCTGGGCTCAATAACAAGTATGAGACCACATCGCATCAGTTGGAAATGTCAGAGAAGACCGGACGTAGCTACCAATCGCTGAGTACCACTTTTGGCACAAACACCGACTTAATGTTCAATTCATTCATTAAAGCGCTTGCAACGCTGAACGAGCCTATCGAAAAGCTTTCCAAGACTTTCACTGATGCGGTGGACTCATTCTTGAATGGCCCGAATGGAAAGGCTGTTTTTGAAGAGCTCAAAAGTGGCATTGAGTCGTTCAGTGCTTGGATTGGCAAGCCTCAATTCCAGGAGGATTTAAAGAGTTTCAGTACAGCTGTGACTGAGATCGTTAAAGCCATTGGGAGGGCTGTCATCTGGATCGGTGGAATGGTCGCTGGGGATGATAAAAAAGAGGGAGAAACAGATGCAGAATACCAAGCCAGAAAGCAAAAAGAGCGAGCTGACGCTTTAGCTAAAGCCAAAAGTGACAGCAGCTTCAACAATGCCGTATCAGAGACCGCAACGACCTTGGCCGTACCAGCGAGGGAAGGCAACGGCAACGGCGGCTTTTGGAACGGAGTAAAGGCCATAGGGCAATCAGTAGGGGGGATTGCTGGCACCATTGGGAAGAATATATTCCCTGATCTTGATGAGCGGTGGAAGGCTGGCGGCTGGCAAAATTACCAATCAACGCAGGAGCCTGTACAACATGCACAGGCGACGCGTCGTGCGCGTGGCGGTGATGGGTTGCCATCAAACCTACTGAATGTTGTCGAGCAAGTAGAGTCTGGTGGTAACCGTTTTGCCGTATCAAAAGCCGGTGCGATGGGGCCATTCCAGTTTATGCCGGGAACGGCAAAGGATATGGGCCTGCGCGGCGGAGAGGTGTTCGACAGAGACAAAGCTGAGGCTGCTGCCCGGCGTTACTTCCAGATGCTGTTCAAGCGCTATGATGGCGATGCTGCAAAAGCTGTCGCCGCTTATAACTGGGGCATGGGTAACGTTGATAAGTATGGATTAACGTCACTGCCAAAAGAAACCTATGACTACCTGCGCAAGATACTACCGCAAATCGGAGAGGGGGATTCGCTTGATCGTATCGCAATGCGTGGAACCCAGCAAAGCCAAATTGCCACGCAAGGCCGAATGGTGATCGATGTTGCTCTAAATCAAGCGCCCGGCTCTGACATTAACGCGCAGCTCCGCTCGAATATGCCACCACCTATCATCATTCCGTTCTAAGGGGGCGTTGTGAATATCTATGAAAGTGCGTTTGCTCTCTCGTTCCAGAAAACCCCGATCCTGCTGGTGGATGGAATAGCAAGGTATGTGCCTGGCGGAGTGCTGCCGATTGCCGTTTTCACTGAAGGGTTGAGTATTGTAAATGGCCTACTTGATGGCGCGAACCTGAATGTAGACACGTTAACAACCAACTTTGAACCGGCAGCCGGTGGCACGTTGATTGTGAATGACATTGCTACATATCCATTTCTCAACCAGGCAACAGCGGCAAACGCGGTAGTTAAAAAGCCCAACCGGATCACCTTGAATATGACCCGGCCAGCGACCACGACAAACGGAGGGTATTTAGCTAAGCCGGTAATGTTCACAGCGTTGAAATTGGCGCTGGATAATCATACTGATCTGGGCGGTACCTACACTGTCCTTACGCCGTCTTTCATCTACACCGGGTGTTTACTCCGTTCGATGGTCGATCTGACCGGGTTTAGCGATCAGGTGAAACAGGTTCAGTACAAGTGGGCTTTTGAGTTTGAACAGCCGCTGTTGTATGAGTCTCAGCTAAACGCCACCTTGGGAAACTTGATGAGTAAATTCGAGGACGGTGTCCCGTCTCCTGGCGGCCTGAATTGGTCTGGTATGTTCGAAAGCATAAAGAGCCTATTCCCATCATGACAACCTATACAACTTTCGTTCCATCCGATAAAGCACCGTTTCGCTTCACTGCCAGCGTGGGGGGCGAAACGCTGTTTATCACCGTCCTCTTTAACTTGTACTCAAACCGGTATTTTATCCAGGCCACAGATGGTAATAACAGCGTTGTGCTCTTTGTCCCTATGGTCGCATCCCCGCAGGGTAGTGATATAAATCTGGCGCTGCCTTATGCGCCGGGATCGCTGATATACCGCGAGGGTACCAATAATTTTGAGGCTACGTAATGCGCTATTATCGAATAGAAATTACGGACGAGAACGGGAAAAGCATCAAGGACGCTGCAGGTAACGATATCGGGCCTTGGGATAGCGATAAAAACCCACTGAATGAGTCCACCAGGCCAGGCGCCCCGTTGCAGATAACCCTTGATGCGCCAACATTCGGATCTGACATGCTGGCTGGTGGCGCAATACTAACAGTCTTCGGCCTGCCTGTGTCCGTGCTTCGCCAGGCGGTAAACCTTCACCTTGCGCACATCACGGTTTACGGCGGGTTTTCTGCTGGCCTGCCGCTAGCCAATCCACCACGCAAAGGCATATTGCTGAAAGGGCAGATTTACGGCCCGTATGGTAACTGGCAGGGCGTACATCAAACGCTAAATCTCCCGGTATGGCCAAGCAATATTATTGATGATGTAGGCAAGCCTTTCACGATCACGATGGATGGCCGGCAGGGCGATAAACTGAGCGATGTCATACTCAGAGCGCTGCAAGTAACCTATCAAAACAGTGCGCAAAAGCTGGAGATCAACATCAATATTCACCAAAACCTGGTGCTTTATGAAGATTGGAAAGCAGTATTCAGAAGTATCTTTGAAATGTCGCAGATGCTGAAAAGAGTAACGCCAGGAATGCTGGGGCAACAGACTTACTCTGGCGTCAACATCGCTGTGCAGAAAAACAAAATCAACGTGTTCGATGGTTCTGATGGCAAGCAGGCGAAGCCGATACAGGCTAGGGATTTGATAGGGCAACCAACATGGTTGGAACCTCAGCGCATTTCAATAAAAACCAGTATGCGGGCGGATATTGAGGTTGGCGACTGGATCACACTGCCGTTCGATGCCATTGGTGAAAACTCCATTCTCGCCGTGGGAAATCAGATGGGCCAGTATTCGGAAAAGCAACGCCTCAGTTTCTCTGGGACATATGAGGTTATGGGGGTGCGCCATATTGGTGACTATTACAATGTGTCTGAGGACGGCTGGGTAACCGTATTTGAAGCCGTTCCGAGATTAAAAGATGTGGTGGACAGATGAGCAACGGGCAAAAGAATTTTTTCATGAAATCGCTGGCTGCGCATGGGCAGGCGGCAATAGATGGAAATGCCAACTTGGATGGCAAAGGCTGGCCTTGTCACGTTACAAAGGTCAATGGCTCCATCGTTACCGTGATGTTCGATATCCTGCCGGGAGATTACAACCTGCCGGAAGTCACGATCCCCGTTTTCGGACCTGAGTATATCCGTTACCCGATCCAAGTTGGTGATAAAGGCTCAACAGTCCCCCTAAGTGTTTCTATCCGTAATGTGACAGGTTTAGGCGTTGGCATGCCAGATTTGAGCACACCGCCATCACTGACCGCCTTATTCTTCATGCCTATGGGGAATATCAACTGGGAAGAGGTAGACCCCGACCAGCTAACCATGTACGGCCCTAAAGGTGTGCTTTTGCAGACAACTGGTAAGGATTCGTCTGTAAATATCGAACCGGGCAAGATCACTATCAATGCCGAGCACATCTATTTGAATGGCATCATTCACCTTAACGGCCAGATTGTGCAGGATGCTGATCAGATGCCAAGCGGCACAACTGCCAAGCTTATAGGCCCACTGATCGTAGAGAACGACACTACTGCTGGTGGTATTAGCCTGACTGGCCACAAGCACGATGTGAATAACGTCGAGCCTGGTGGCTCAACCAGAACATCGGAGAAGCCACAATGAGGACATGGGGCCGTGTAGAAGAAAATGGCGTAAAGAAATGGGTAGCCGTGGAGTCTGATGCTAACGGCGACTTCTCCTACGGCTGGATCACCACCTTGATCCAAACGTTAAAGCTTGGGCTGGGAGAGTCACCATTTTATGCCCAGTACGGCATACCGGCCCAACAGTCTATCATTGGGCAGGTATATCCCGATTACTACGTGAACATGGTTCAGCAGCAGTATTCCAGCTACTTCGCGTCGCTCTCAATCTCCAAGGTGGCAGGGGCCGCCAATCCGACATACGACATCGCAATCATCACCTTCAACGGCACTTCATTTAGAAGTCAGGTCGCCGTGTGATCTGATGCATGGATTTGGCCAAACGGGGTGCTATGATAGGGATTTAATTAATGGATGATAAAAGGCAATGATAAACCCAAATAACGCAATTAATGTTTTTAAAGTTTTTATTGTTGTTGCAATTGGTCTTTTAAGCGTTAAGTCATACGCCGATGATTTTTATAAATCCAATATACAAGATTTAAGTGCTGGGTACACTGAGAACGAATATGCAATGGATAAAAAAATAGGAGGGCGTCCAGTCGAAGTAACCGGTCACGTATTCTCTGTTACTGAGCAATATGGATATGTGAGCGTTTGTTTTCTGGAGAGCAATCCATACGCTACAGGGTGCATGCACATTTTGGACTCAGAAAGAGACAAGGCAATTCTATTAAAAAATAAACAGTTAATCACAATGTATTGTAAAGGCATGAAAGGAAGCGCTGGCAATCCTGTTGGTTCGGATTGCATATTCAGAACAGCGTCGTCACCAACGAAAAAGCCACCATTAAAAAACAGTAGTTTAAACAAGCAGGGTCTGAAAAATAACAATGCTTTTGCTGGCATGGTCAATGTTAGTGGAGATTATTATCTAGACATTAAGGATGGGGGCATTAGTGGTATATACTACGAGCCTAAAGAGGATGGTGACATGAGTCCCTGGACTGGATGTTCATCGCCAGTAAAAGAAAAGGTCTCTATTATCTCTGTAATCCCGGACGAAAGAACCACTGAGTCATTTAAGGTCAGGGATGCTAAAGGAAATTTTGAAACATACGATATTTCAGATATTTATACTGACATCCCAAACTATGCAAGGGGTTACATCCCGTTATTAATAAAAGAGGGCGGCAAGATTAATCTAACGTATCGCTTGTGTGGTAGTGGAGGGTTCCCGAGTTTCGTATCTGCTACTCGTTGAATTTACATAGGCAGCTCAAGCCCGCTCAGGTGGGCTTTTTGATACCTTATTGCCACTGATTCACAGAATTACGATAAAAATCTCTGACTTATGCCCGCCACTGAGCGGGTTTTTTTACGCCTGGAGTAACCGAAACTATGTCCGATTTACCCGTAGTCGTCACACAAGCGGGGGCGCAGCCTACGCCGCCGCAGGAGCTTTACGACAAGCTGATCACCAGTGTGGCCGCTAAGGTGCCTGGTTACACGGCTAACCTGCCCCCGGCACTGATCACCGATCTGGCCAGCACATCGACCGGGGCCATTGCGCTTATCGATCATGCGCTGGTGGATACAATCAACTCTGTGACGCCATACGGGGCCAATATCCCTCTACTGCAGCAACTGGGCAGCATCTACGGCGTACAGCGTGGCATAGGCACTAATACCTCTGTGCTGGTGGTCTTCATGGGTTCGCCAGGGTTCGTGGTTCCGCGTGGGTTTATCGTCAGTGACGGCAACCACCAGTACGCGGTACAGAATAACTCTGTCATCCCGGCCAGCGGGCAGAGCGCCTCTGTGTATTGCTTGGCTACGGCATCCGGTTCATGGGCTGTTCCTGCCGGTACCGTAACGCAGATCATCACCTCGATACCGGCCAAAATAACGCTGGCCGTGACCAACACGGTAGAAGGCTTGCCAGGGCTAGAAGAACAGACGATCGGTGATTACCGTACCCAAGTGATGCAGGCGGGCATGTTCGCCGTGCAGGGGACGCCTGACGAGCTGAAATCAGCGCTGGCAAGCGTTGCCGGTGTACACGCTAACCTAATCGCATTCCGCCAGGTGGAGCTGGGGAAGTGGGCCATTGTCGTTGGTGGTGGAGATCCGTATGAAGTGGCCAGAGCGATCTATCAGTCGGTTCCTGACATTTCAATGCTTACGGCAGACGTGGTAAGCGGCAGCAGCTATATACCCCACAAGGAAGTGATCACGTTAAACGACTTCCCTGACACCTATATCATCCCTTACGTCGTGCCATCGTCACAGGCGGCCACGGTAATGCTTACGTGGGATACGACGGGAACGGTGTTCACTGACCCAGCCAGCGTATCAGTGCTTGCGGTACCCGCCATTGTTGATTATGTCAACGATGTCTATGTGGGCCAGCCGATAAACATCTACCAGTTGCAAACCTTATTCCAAAAGGCAGTGAGTTCCGTTCTTAGCGTAGAACAAATTTCGCTGATACGGATCCGCGTAGCTATCGATGGTGCCATTGTTGAACCAGACCCCAATACGGGCTTGGTTTCTGGCGATTATTACAAGTATTTCACGACTGACGCCTCTCACGTAACGGTGCAAAAATATGATGGAACAAATTGAAACCAAGGTAATTCCAGCATATCCGTTTATCCAATATAACGATGATGAGGATGTCTGCGCGTTCTTCGATGCAACCAACGAATTGAGCCAAGAATACCTCACAGCGTTTAATAATCTGGCGCTACCGTGCTGGACGTCGCCCTACATAACCGGTTATCTGTTGGACTGGATAGCACAGGGCATCTATGGAGAGGTTAGGCCAACGCTCCAAATCGTCAAAGAGCAAACGCAGAAGGGCGATTATAACTCGGTTGAGTATAACTCCATCCCTTACGCTACGCTTTCGAGCTACATCGCAGGGCAATACAGCTATTTATCTGATGACCTGTTCAAGCGGGTGCTGACGTGGAACTTTTACAAGGGTGACGGGTTCCATTTTTCCGTGCCGTGGTTCAAGAGGCGAATAGCGAGGTTTATCCAAGGGCCGGATGGCATTGATCCCCCGGTTCAGCAAACATTCGATATCAGCATTATTCCAAAGAACGGCACTTTTTACGTTCGAATACCTGATTATGATGATGGCGTAGCCCAGGCGTTAAAGGCTTGCATAGAGCAGAAATTTGTAAAGCTGCCATTCATGTATAACTACGATGTTGTGGTTTACAAAATTGTTCCGGTTACAGGCGTTAGATTGTCAGATACCACTATTGATTTATTGCCTGGTGAGACTCGAATTATTGATGTCACTATCTTGCCAAAAGACGCAACAAATAAAAACTTCACCGCCGCCTCGGCAGACACAACTATAGCCACGGTTATCATACCGGAAGAATAAACCACCAAAGCAAAATAAATAATCCTTTACTGGAGGGGTTCCCATGGCTGACGGCCAAGTAGTCATAACTGGCGGGAAGAAACTCGGAAGCACAAACGTTACTGTAACTACGGAAGATGGCGGGCATACTGCTACCGTTGTTACTAATGTAATTAGTGCCACAAAATTTGTAATAAGAATTGACTCTCCTACCTTACCGTTATTCTGTGCAAGTGTTGATGAAGATTTCACCATTGATTATGGTGACGGAGTGGATAGCAAAGATTATAGTATTGTAGATATTGGGTCTGGATTCGGCATTGTTAAATCCACTAGGGATCTTACAGTTGGGGCTGATTATACGTTAACTGTAAAGAAAAGCGACACCATAAGATTTTATGCTTCTTTTGGTAATACAACTTATACATTTAACACACTAAGGGAAATAATTCTTGTTGCCAGTCGGCGAACCGGAATGGCATCGTTTGCATTTAAATGTAAGGGTTTGTATAGAATTCACGAAGGGGCGTTCGACTATCTTGAAGATGTGACGGGATTCGAAGCTTCATTTATGGGGTGCTCCTCACTTATAACTCTTCCTGATGGATTATTTGATTATTGCACAAAAGTTGAGTCATTCAATAGGACTTGGAGAGAATGTTCTGCGCTAACTTTATTGCCTAACGGCCTGTTTAATAAGTGCGTTAATGTCAAGTCATTCCGGGAAACATTTAACATTTGTTCAGGGTTGATTAATCTACCGCCAAGATTGTTTGCTAACTTAACTAATGTAGATGATTTTCAGTTGACGTTTGGACAATGCACATCACTTACATCCCTATCGGACGGGCTGTTCATGGGGTGCTCTGCGAATAAATCTTTTTACAGCACGTTTAGTGGTTGCGGCAACATAACCACGATTGCACCTGACATATTCAAGGGGAATTCTGCCGTAACAACGTTCTATAATACATTTGCAGGGGCTATATCACTCACTGCAATTCCCGATGGCTTGCTTGATGATTGCGTAAATGCACTAAACTTTGAAGGAACATTCCTTCGCTGTTATGCATTGGTCGGCATCCCGTCTGGATTGTTTAAAAATATTGCTGGCGGGTTTTTCAGAAGTACGTTTTATCAATGTAATGCCTTACTATCAGTGCCAGATGGCCTTTTTGAGGGATTGTCTAATGCTAATAGTTTCTATCAAACTTTCTACAACTGCGCATCACTAAAAACAGTTGGGAGTCGAGTTTTTAAGGGGTGCTCAACTAATACCGATTTTAGTTATATATTCACGAACTGCACGGCGCTTGTTTCTGTCGGATTGGATATATTTTCTGGATGTACGGGTGCCACCACATTCTCTAATGCGTTCTTGGGTTGCTCTTTACTGGCTAATATGCCACTGTTTACTGACTGCAATAAAGTTACGACATTCGCCTCTTGTTTCCGTGGTTGCAGTTCATTAGTGTCAATCACGCCATATGCATTTGATGGAAAGACGCTGTGTAGCACATTTCAGTATGTATTTTATGGATGTTCATCATTAAGTACCACCACGACTGGTGTGTTTAGAGGTTGCAGTTCGGCGACATCTTTCTCGTATGCATTTCAGAATTGCACAGGGTTAATCTCTCTTTCAGGTGACATGTTTGAAGGTTGTACAAAAACAAACGATGTTCAATATATGTTTGATAGCTGCACAAAGCTACCATCACTGCCGCCTACATTACTAAATTGGTTTACCGCGCTTCAATCGAACACCGTCCGTATGTTTGGCGGCTGTACGGCGTTAACTGGAGTTCCTGCTGGATTCTTCGATAAGTGCGTAAATTTAACTGTATTGTCCTCTTCATTCTTGTCTTGTAAAAACCTGACCACGCTGCCACCGGCGATGTTTAAGTATAATGTCAAGCTGACAACGGTCAGCGGTATGTTTGCTAGTTGTGATGTTAGAAATATTCCGGTTGATACTTTTGCCACTTGCCCTCTAATGATATACTTTGATTCATTCGTGAATGAATGTTTCAATTTATCAGAAGTTCACGAGGATTTGTTTGTCAATAACCCTAATGCGATTTCATTCGGCAGTACGTTTTTCCATACGAATTTATCAAGCGTTCCTGCTGGGTTATTCAGAAATAATATTAAGGCGACTAATTTTAACAACACTTTCTATTATTGTTTTAACCTAAAAACGGTAGGCGCAGGTTTGCTTAACAATACTGCTGTCCAGATAATTAGTGGGCTATTCAACTCTTGCAGGCTTTTGGAAAGTAACTTGAACGCTATATTCAATTTGTCAAGCTACCCTAAAATAACAACTGCAACCACGGCATTTTATAATTGCAATTTAATGGAAGGTAAAGGGCTTGATTTTATTGCTGCAATTCCAGGCGTAACAATAGCGGGGAATAAATCTAATGCATTCTATCAAACCACTGGTCTATCTGACTATAATCAAATCCCTGCTGCGTGGGGCGGAGGCGGAGCATAATGAGAACTTTTTATAAAATAAAGTCGCTAATAGGCTATCAGCAGACTGATGGAGTTTTTCGTGATTACTTAATGCAGCTACGGGATGCTGATGTCATTGAAATAAATGATGGTGATATAGTGGCGAATAAAGTCAGTGATGATTTTTATTGCAGGCTTGCCGCCGTGTTTGGGGTTCAACTTGATGAAGAACTAAATCCGATTGAGCAAGAGGCGCAGCTATGATCCTTGGGTTCGGTAATAACATTCGGTCAGCCCTGGCCGCTGACATAAACTCGACGCAAACGGTTATCGCCGTTATGCCTGGTACCGGCGTGCTGTTTGCCAAAACCCTGCAGGCCGAAGCCTCTCTCGTCAATCCGTCATATACCAGCACCCTTTACTCGAAGCTCACCCTGACGGATGAGTTAGAGACAGTCTTCGAGATATGCCACCTGGTCAGCGTCAGCGGGGATAACCTCACTGTAATTCGCGGCCAGGAGCTGACGAAGGCGAAAGGGTGGTCGCTGAATGATGTTGTCTCAAACTTCCCTACGCGGGGATCGGAAAACAACTTCGTCCAGATTGAGGATCTGCAGGCGGGCAAGTACCTGTCAGCGAAAGCGGGCGGAACGGCAAACGCGCTTACCGTGTCGATCCCTTCTACGTTTTACGTGGCCGGGGGCAATACCTTTGCACTGCGTGCGCCTTTGCTGATTACGCCAACGCTGGCCAATACCGGTGCTGCAACTGTACAACTGACGGTATCCGGGCGGGTGGTGGGAACATACCCGATATTGAAAGGGGTTAGCAGCCCACTCGAGGCCGGGGATATCACCGTTAGCGTCCCGGTGATGCTCACGTTCTCCCCGGAGCTGTCGTGTTTCTTCGTGACCAATCCAGGCAAGGGGCTTTCCGACGCATCCAAGTTCCTTGAGAAGTCGAAGAACCTTTCCGATATTCCAGATAAGGCCGAGGCCAGAAAGAATCTTGGTATCCCAGACTGCCCGCACGAAGTTGGGGACGTTATTTTCAAAGGGAACAACACTGATCCAAATGTCCGGTACCCAGGTACGACGTGGGTAGATCTCAATGCAACCTATGGCTCTCGCTCCATTATGATCGGCGGCGTGCCACTCACCACCGGGGGTAATGACGACGTAACTCTAGCAACAGCGAATCTCCCTAGCCATGCTCATAGCTTCTCGGGCAGCACAGGCGGCGCGGGCGCGCACTCTCACGGCCTACGCTCTTATCGCTCAAATACTGCCTTGGACAGTGGGACATCTAACCGCGAGAGCGTTGATGTAACGACGCCATTTAACACTTCTGATGATTTGATTTCTGGTGTTGGGGATCATACACACTCTGTTTCCGGCACGATCGGAAACACTGGGAGCGGTCAGTCGTTCTCTGTTGTCAGCAAATACGTGCAGCTAAGGGCATGGATGAGAACAGCGTGATGATAAGGCCGGGAGCAATCCCGGCCCATAGCAGGAGTAGAGATGAGCGGGCGCGCAGTAGCCGATTTACCTAGCAATACTGCGTGAGTAATTGATAGGTAAAACCGGTTTGTTCAAAACAAAAACAAATGATACTGTACGTTTATACAGTGTGCTGTTTAAAAACACAGATAACTTCATTCCTCTTTGAGATATATAATGTAAAGTCTCTGAATCTTTAATTGCAAGGAATGATGATGTCCCAAGAAAGCAAACAAAAGGCGATACACTATAAAAGGGCGGTGATAAAGGACGCTAGCTCCACCTTACAAAGCTTGCTTGAATCCGCCGTAGGGAAAAATGGTGTAAGGGAAAAAGTTGATAGTCGGCAAGAGTGCCTTAACCCGTTAGACGAAAATAGTGGATTCAGGTTTCTTAATAAAAGTGATAACTATAAGTCCGTATTCTTTGGTCAACTTATTTCATTTGAGAAGGGAAGGAGTCAGGCTCTTTTAACTATGAGTGGAGACGTATCCTTCTACGATATAAAAGCAATAACATCAAGTGAGATTGAACTTAAGGTAGAGGGTAGTGCGAGAGCTGCAGACAAAATAAGATTAAAACGTGAGTTTGTAGACTCGTTCTTATACTTTGGTGTTTATGGTAATCATATAGTTATGCTTCAGTCTAGCTCCCTTAGAGCTAGAGAGTTAGAGGATCATTTGAACTGGTTGCTTACAGAGTGTTCATTGTTGGACGACCGGTCGGCTATCATTTTACAAGATAAGCCAACAAAAGAGGCAGTTGAAAAACTAAATGCAGCCCCAGTGAAAAGTATTAAAATAGGTTCACCGATAAAAGGAAAGAGCGAACTTCAAGATACTATGGTAAGAACTGCACCTGGAGAGGAGCTCCGGAAGGTCAGATCAGTTAAGTTTATGCCTGCTGGCAAGGGCGGTGATGTAGTTGCTGCGGTTTTAGGTAAGGATTGGGTGGAGCAACTTGATCTTGGTGATGTCCTTGATGAGGCAAATCTTCAAGTAAATCTGGAGATTACATACCTAAGGAAAACAACACAAAGAGGACAGAAGGTGATAGACGCGATTGCTACCTCGCTCAGGCATTCTGAGGGAGATGATGTCACCGTGTCTCTGAAGGGGGGCGGCGTCTTGAAAGGAAATGATTTGAAACTTTCAGGCAATGTAAGCATCAAATATATTGACGGGTTGGTATATGAGGATGATCTCTACCTAAAAATGCACACTTGGCTCAGCACGAAGATTAATGTTGGTGAGCTTGACAAAGCGGACTAAAATGTAAGGCGCGAGAAATGTTTAAAAAAACAATTTTGATAACATTATCATTTTTACTAGGTAGCGCCTTATTCTACTTTTTAACATTTAAAGTTAGTGAGAGTGTACTAATTCCACTTGGTATGGTCGGGATTTTGATTATCCCTATAACGTATTGCTCGCAGGCTATATCCAAGACAAATGAGCTTAAGGAAAACACAACGCTTTCCAGTAGCGAGCTTTTCAGATTAGACTATATTGTAAACGGAAGAGTTAGGAGACTCTTTTTGTGGCTTGTTTTTTATGTTTTTGCGGCAGTTATGCTGATAATAATGAATTACTTATCTTCATCTGACATTAAGTACATCAAGCTCGGGATCTTAATTACTGGTGGTTGCTTTGGAGTGTCCTTACTCTCCGTTATTTTGATCCACAAAACAACAGTAGAGGTTTCAAACTTTAAGGCCCAACTAATCCAGCGTGATGCCAAGAAAAAAAGAAAACAGGATATGTTAAAAGAACTATCCAAAGAGTGATTAACTTTTTGAAAATTATATCTAATGAAATTAATTGCGGTGTCAATGTAGACAATCAAACCCACCTCCCGGTGGGTTTTTGCTAAATGGCCTACTTTCTCACAAATACAACTGTTGACCCTTGGCATACTTCACACCGAGAGCCGTTGTCTCTCCCTGTTCCGTCGCAGTAACTACATGGCAGCCAGTCATCGACACACAAAGCACTGCCATACACCCCAAGGCACTGTTTGCCGTTATATCTTTTGCCGCACCTGGTGTTAATTGTTGCAGCATGGGAGGTATAGACGCCGCAAGCAGTACATACAGCTATAGGTTTCATCGCTCATCTCCGGTGGTTGAAGGCGCATGAAAGCATGGCTCAGTTGATGAGTAAATAGCTGAAAAATGGATGAATAGAAGTCAATAGTAGTCCACACTTTGATTTACGCAACTTTACAAAAAAAAGGCCGCTTCCGCGACCTTGTAGCATGCTGGTTTTGCTATCTGGATTTACGTAAGTAGAGCCATAACGCATATCGCGCTTCTCATGTGCTGGAATTTTATTCAGTAGTCACAAGACTCGGTTGTCCCCCTGCTTATTTTCATCTCTTTATTGGCACAACGTAGTCGTAAGCTTGAACCACTTCAAATACCTCTTCAAAGTCTGCAAAAGGCTTATGGCTAGCTCTGCGCCATTCTCTTTTGTGATAGACATCGAGCTAATACTGGCCTTCTTCGTCTTGCCACACACAGAATGATGCAGCAGCATCGCGTTCTGGAGTTGGGTATGCCTCGTTTTCGTTCATGAAGAAGATTGCATTCCCCATGATAGTTACCTTGCGCATTTGCCGCTCCTGTTCGTAATCATCTAAAGAGTTTAGCGGGCGGGGTGGTGGCTATGCGAGTTTGACGATCTGGTGGCGCGAGTTGTTCATTAAGTAACGGGTAGAAGTCGAATAACCCATGGTGTTAGAATAGCCAGTCCGTTATCACGTCACACCATGGGTACATTTTGAATTGTGTACATATGAGTGTACATATTTGGCAGAGTGAAGCTGAATAGCGCAGATAACATCATGTAAGTAAACGATATTGTATTTCTATATGTGATCTGTCGTGTAAGCAATGCCCCCAGTTTCACCAAATCCCACCCCGTTTCATTTTCTCACCTCAAATCGCTGTGTAGCTTGATAAAGACTGAATGTGATGTTTCAATCTGTACTACATTGTTTCAGTCCAAGCCATGAAAATTGTGTACATATCAGTGTACATAATCGGAGATGTACACAGTGCTCACTGATGCCAAGCTGCGCAAACTCAACGGCAAGCCAATCCCAAAATTAATCGAGATGCCCGACGGCGGTGGCCTATCCATCCGCATAACCCCATTGGGGCTGATCGTCTTTCAGTACCGCTACCGTTACGCCGGTAAAGCCCGCCGCATGACTTTAGGCGCTTATGATGACATATCACTCAAGGATGCGCGTGATATGGTTCAGGAGGCCAAGCGGGCGCTGGCAGAGGGCAAAGATCCGATAATCGTCAAGGCCATGGCATTTGATGAGCAAACAAGCGCGCCCACGGTAGATGCCTGTTTGGCTCATTGGGCGGCGAGCGCCCAGGCGTCCCGGCTCGTCAAGCTTGATTACTGGAAGAGGGCATTTGCTCGCCACGTATCGCCCTATGTGGGCGCTATGGTGGTCGATGATATGCAGATATCCCACTGGCAGCCTGTATTCAAAAGAATGCGGGAGAATGGCGCAGAGACGTTCGCAGGGATAATGCTCTCAAAGCTCAAGCAGGCCTTTGCCTATTGCGTCCGAACGGAAAAGATAAAGCTTAACCCGATCTCCGCATTGCGGGTGAACGACGTGGGAACGCCGGTTAAGGTCGTGAAACGTTACTTTAGCGACGATGAGATTGGCCGGTTCTGGCATGCCCTGGAAGGATCCAGCATAACCCATCAAAACAAGCTGCTCGTAAAACTGTTGCTGTTGACTGGCGCTAGGGGTGTTGAACTCAGAAAGGCGAAGAAGGGGGAGTTTGACTTAAAAAATAGAACGTGGCGAGTTCCTGCGGAAAACTCAAAAACTCGCCAGCCGTTTGAAAGGGGGTTGTCGAAGGATGCTGTGTTACTGCTTGAGGAAGCGATAAATCTATACCCGGACATCAAGCAACTTTTCCCGCCCGCTGTCAGCCAGGAAGATCGGCCAATGTCGGCAGGAGTGCTGCTTAATCTTGCGGAACAGATCCGTAATGAGATGGGGGTGCATGACTGGGCAATGCATGATTTGCGCCGAACGGCTAAAACAAAGATGAGTGAGCTGGGCATACCGCCCCATGTTTCGGAAAAAGTGCTCGGGCATAAGCTGGGGGGAGTGCTTGCCGTATATGACCAGCACTCATACTTGAAAGAACAGCAAGAGGCGCTCGACACCCTCGCCGCTCATATATCAGCCTGTGTATCATCAATGAAGCCGTGATCCCGGAAGAAGCGCATAACGTCGCTGAAGCGGTATTGTTCGCCACCGTTGATCGGGTTTGTTCCGGGGGCTGGGGAGGGGAATGGCTTACCCTCTTTTGCCCACTGTTTTTTCCTGCGCCAAAATGTAGTTCTAGACATGCCGCCCAGTTGTTGCTGTACATACGACCGAGTGACCAGCACCGGCTGAATTGCCACCGTAGGTTTATTGCTCATGATTGCCTCGTTTCTTTATCGATAAGATGCACAAAATAGCTCAGCCACAATTTGGCGCTGAATTTCCCCGGTGGTAGTGCGGTGATTTTTTTTGCGTGAGAGTCGAGAATTGCGGTAGTGATAGGGTCGTGCTGTTTCTTCGGTTTGCCTTGTGTCTGAGCTATTATTTCCTGTCTACATCGTCGCGCTTGACTACGCAGCGCGTTCTCTACTGCTGTATCCATCCGTCACCCCGCCATTCCCCACCCAAGAATTACAGCCGACGCACAAAGCGCAGCGATGACTACTACAACCTCCCAGTCCACTCTGATCATGACCACGCTCCCCATCCGTTTTTCTTTGCCGCGATACAGAAGTCGAAACGGGTAACAGCCCACGCCTGATTTTTCTCGCTGGCCTTATCGAATGCCTGGCTCCAGATTGCGGCAGCGTCACTGAACTTTCCGCGTCGTTCCGCCTCACTGGCCTTTGCTGCCAATTCTCTGTATGTGCTCATTGCTGGCTCCCATAATGTAATTTCGTCAGATTGCGCACGCCGGTAATGACCGTGGCCGCTATTGTTGTTTCGCGAGTGATGACTTCGATTTGATAGTTTTTACTGCGGTATTTGACGGGGTAGATAATGGGGTGATACTTGTTGCCTTCGCCGTATTTTGCCTTGTGCCGCTCGATTGCTGTGTTGGCCGCAACGATATGGGCCGGTTCGGTGTCGCCCCTGATGACTTCTTTCATGCTGAACTCCAGGTAATAAAAAACCCGCACTGGGCGGGTTGATTGGTGGTGCTTATCGGCTACTTCTTGCCGTTGGCCTCGGCCATCTGCTGATAGACTGGCGCGGAACCGGTGGGGAACTGCTTGCTTACACCCCGGTAATGGGCTAGGCGCTCAAGGAAGTATTCGCGAAGGTGTGAGGGCTGCTGAGCTGCTACTTCTGCTGGGATTACTGGCATGTTCATTCGCTCTTTGTAAGCAACGCCGGACGCTGCAAGGTCAACGTTCACCTTGTCCATATCGTCTTTGGGTAGGTCTGCGAGATTGTAAGACATGAGATTCCTCCTGGTTGGGAGGATTATAGCGCGATTACTTGGTAGGGGTAGGTGCTGCTGCCAATGCGGCGTTATAGATATCTAACGCGATACCGCCGCAGCAATTGGCCTCTATAGCTATGGCCTCGCCGATTCCGTCAGTCATATCGATTGGCATCAGCTTATATCCCTCTGGCCCCGCTGGCGCAGCAGTTACAGCATTACGCACGTTATAGCCATCCGCCCACGCTTGAGCAAGCCAGCAACCGCCCGAGATTGTTGCAGGGTACGGAGAGTCATCCGGCCAGCGAGCCGCCGTTTGTGCAATTTCCTCCTTGTTGCACAAGACACAGTTCATGCAGCCAACGCGATCAGCACCTTTCAGATAGAGCGGGTTAGGCTTGATACCGAAATATTTATGCAGGGCGAACACGTCCATTGCCGTCCACTGGTGAATTGGCAGGAAGTTATAGAGGTAGTCAGGTTCTCGTTGGTCAACTTCGAATCGTGAATATCCTGCGCGCTTGCTAGACTCATCTGCACGAACGCCCGACCATTGCACAATAACTTCCCCATCATTCAGTAGCGGGGCCATCACTGCGTCATATGCTATTTGTATCTTAAGCTCATCAGTGCAGAACCGGTCGCGCAGCATTGGGAACTTGCCATGCAAAAGTGCCGCATCAAGAAAGCTGTTGCCGCTGGGTTGCAGAACAGACAACGCGGCCTCTAACGGGGTATCAAACTCAATACCCCAGCGTTCGGCGGTCTTCTGCCAGGCGCGCCCAAATTGTGTATCACAACGGTTAAGCGAGGGCATGATGACGCCGCGGTACGCACCCATACGGATCGCTTGTTTCTTGCTCCAACCTTTCGTTATTGTCGCGCGGCGGCGGTCGAAGTGCTCATGGGTATAGATGCGTTTCACAACTTCAACCGGTGTGCAGCCAATCTGGTTATGAATATTCTTGGCGAAATCGATGGTCAGCTCATGCTCATTGTCCGTGTCGGCCATTACAGACCGCACCTTGTCGCCGAACAGGTGGTGAGCTATCCCCAAGGTGGTTGTTGAGTCTTTACCGCCACTGTAGTTAACGATAATGATGTGGTCATCTGGGATGCGGTGCTGCGCCAGATAGCCCATGTATGCTGTTTCAATTTCGCGTATCTTCAGGGAGATATCTGTGGGGACAATGATGCTTGGTGCAGTGTTCATGGTTTTTTCCTTAATGCCACAACCGGCTCGAAGTCAGACTTGAACCGGGGCCAGCTAGGCTCTCCGCATCTCATGCCGTCTTCACGCTGGTAGATGATGTTGACCGGCTGGCCGTTGGTTAACTTCACTGACTCGATAGTGATGAGCATCCCGCTGGCTTTGCACCGGTAGGCGTCATTCGTGGCGGGGATGTGGATTTGCGCTGTCGGTGGTTTGTCACGTAACCAGACAAAATCGGTTGAATCGATATCAGTCCGCAGCGTGTAGCGAGTGCCGCCGATAACCTCATCGCCCCAGTGCTCTTCGTTGAGGTATTGCTTGATAGGCCAGATATCGGCGTAGTGAAGATAAGTGGCTGAGCTGGTCATTGACTCGGCCCAGCCCTCAAAAAACGGCTCGTGCAAGTTAAGCGTCATCCCCGCAGTAGCCCCTCCAGACAATATGCGGCCCTCACCTCCGGTCGAACCGAGGTTGCGGTGAAAGGCCGTGATGTGATTGCGAGAGTCTTTGCGGAGATGCGCCAGGATAAAGTCTGGTCGCATTGTTGGTTACCTGCAGGGAGGGGGGGACTACCTAAAACGGGCAATCATCATCGAAGTCCATCGGTGGTTCGTTACTGGCTGCCTGCTGCCGTTGTTGTTGGCTTGCTGGCTGTTGAGCGCCATCACTTTGACGACCACTGAGCATTTGCAGTGTGCCGCCCACGTTGACCACGATTTCGGTGGTGTACTTTTCTACGCCAGCCTGATCTGTCCATTTGCGGGTCTGCAATGTCCCCTCGATGTAAACTTGGGAACCTTTACGCAGGTATTCACCCGCCACTTCTGCCAACTTGCCGAACAACACCACGCGGTGCCATTCCGTCTTTTCTTTCTGCTCCCCAGTGGCCTTGTCACGCCAACTCTCGGATGTCGCCAGGGTAATATTGGCAACTGCGCCGCCATTAGGCAGGTAACGAACCTCGGGATCTTTCCCGAGGTTGCCGACGAGAATTACTTTATTGACGCCTTTACTGCTCATGCCGCTTCTCCCTTCTCAAGTTCTTGTTTGCGCATCACATAGAGTTCTTTCGCTTTTTCGTGCTCCGGCGTATCGAGGAGGCGTCTATCAGCGCTTTTCCAATACTTCTCCAAGTCATCCAGACCAGCGGTTGTGATAGCACTGGTGAAGCCCGTAAGGATTTCTTCTTGCGGGTTAACGCCAGACTCAAGCCACGCCAGCAACTTCTTGCCGGTTTCTTCGGATAGCTTTTCAGGGTCTGAGCTGGAGAACAGCTTGGTACGGTCTTTCGTGGCGTTGGCGTGGTGCGTTTCGTGGACAATGTCGAGCACGGTAGTGAACTCGTATTCCACGCCGTCGCGCTGCTCTGACTTCATACCGAGCTTGGCAACCTTTTTGCGTCCGTTCTCTTCAACTTGCGCTGTTTCGGTCTTGCTTCGCATCGTTGCGATGATATGCATCGGCGATCGGAGAATGGAATCAAGGAACAGGCGGTGACGCGGGTTGATGTCGCTCCACGCTGACCAGGAGTTGCCGCGATATTTATTTTTGGCGATGGTGTCTACAAGCTCTAGGCAGCCACCTACACCACCCCATTCGTGGGTAATGCTATCAATCACCAGCGTGTCATAACCGGCTTGCTCGGCTGCCTGGATTGCTTCAATGAAGCGTTCAGGTGAGAAGGGCGGCTCCAGCTCCAAAACGTCAAACTCTGCGATGTCAGAATAGAGCGAGGCGCTACCCTTTTCGGTATCAACAACGGCTATCTTGCCGCCGATCCCCTTAGCAATCAGAAGGGCGCTGTATGTTTTGCCTGAACCGCTCGGCCCGGTAAGTGCCAGCCGTAGCTTAGCTTTCTTTCTCATGGCTTTTTCAAATTTCATAACTACCTCATTAGAAGGGCGGATCGCCCAGGAAATAACGTTGATTTAGACGCTCAACATTCGCCAGCGATAGCGACACGCGCTTGGCATTTCTCAGCTTTTTTCGGCGATAGTACATGGCATCCAGAACATGATTGCGGCGGTTAGCTTTGCTTTCTTCAATTGTTGTTCCGAGACTCATTTCAACCCCCGATAAAATAGGTATCGAGAAACTTGGAATAGGTTGTCGTCCTTGCGCTCAATAGCGAGTTGCGCCATGAGCTGTAGTGCGCGAGATACGTTCATAGCGGGTCGCCTTTTTGGTTGAGGATGTCGATAAAGCGACGCCAAGCGGCCCGCATCCGGCGCGTGATGATGTCGAGTAGTGATTCCTGGTAGCCAGCAATAGGCCACCCTGCAACGGCATATTGCATGGCTTGTTCCTTGATTTTGTGGATAAAAAAAGGCCGCACATAGCGACCTTTTTAGGGTGGGATAACTCGATAGTTTAATGTGGGATTTTTAATTCCCTTTTGGCTTCTGATACAAGTGCGTCAAGCAGCTCTACTGAAAATTTCAAATCCATTTCTGTTGCATCGATAACAGAAATTGCGTCGTTATTTATATCATCATTTAGCGACTTTCTTTGACTAATGAATTTGTTCAATATGGTCGATGCTTTAGATGTCAGAGTGAACTCTGATAGTTGCGAAATCCTTTCTATCTCTTGCAGAGCAGCCCAGTATTCAGCAATAAGTGCATCTTCAATGTCTTTGGGATGCCTGGTAAAGTCAGGGCTTTTCTGATCTATGATAAGGTACTCAACTTCAGTGAAGTATTGGTTTGACATTTTTATCTTATAAGCGAGGTCAATCACCTCTGTGAATGAGGTTAGTCGCTTTTCCCACCACTTCTCTCTATAAAATCTGTTTACCGTAAATCTTGCTGTCAGAACAGCCGCAACAACTGCTGCTACAACCCCGCCGCCAAGCTTCAATGCAAGATCAACCCAATCAAATGATATTAATGGAACTACTGCTGCAGTCATTGGAACCCCGAGATTTTGTTTTTCTGCAGTTTAAATCACGGAAATACTTTTTCCTCTAACTTTCTGGCGACTTCGTGCCCATCATCTCGCAGTTACGTTAGTTGTCTTACGATGCCCTGCTGCATACAGAGCTACTTGGGGTAGGCATGCTGGCCCCTCAATCACTGGTTCGCGCTTGAACTCGTTCTGATAAAGGTATGAGGCACGGAGAATTTGCATCTTGTATTCTTTTGCCAGCCAGAAGGCATCTGCAACCAGGAACTTGAGTGGGGCAGGTGAGTAGCCAGCCTGCTTAACCATCGTTACTCTTTGGGCTACTACCTGGTATGTCCGGCCAACCCGCAATGGATTAGAACTAGCCCAGGCCTGCTGCTTTGCTTTTCTCTGTGCATCGCGGCGGCTGCGAGCGTTATCTTTAATGTTCTGCAACTTAATCATCATTACCTCCTGAAATAGCTTTGGTACTGGCAAGCAGTCCGAAGCTGTCTCTGTTAGTTATTTGCACTTTTCAGTGCTCGATTGAATCACCGCCCTGGTGATGTCTTGCCGTTGTCCTTCTGTGGAATTAATATATGCGTTACACGCAAATGCGTCAAACGCAAATTTACACAAACAACTAAATTAATAACTATTCATTGATTTTTAAGGTTATTTATTTTTGTGTTATTGTTGTGATGTTTAAAACACAATCAACTTGGAGGCTGCTATGGACATGGAAAAGGCGCACGAGGCTATGTGCCTGGTGATCGGTGAGGCGGTGGTTCAGATTTGCGCAGAGGATAGGGCAATCACGAACGAGTCGATCATTGAGATGATATTGATGCTGTCAGATGGTGCTGAGGTTGATCTGGCGGTGGAGTTCGCATTGGATACACTGCGATAGCCCCAAAAAACCCGGCCTGAGCCGGGTTAGGTTCCTTTAGATTTCATCACACCCGCAGACAGGGATGGGGAATACGCGAGACTTCTTAGGGAAACGCTTCTTTCCGTTTTGGTCTATGATCCATGGGCGGAAAATCACTTCACAGCTGTTGCCACATTTGTGGCAGATAGTAGTAGCCATATAAATTACCTCGCCAAAGCAGGGACACGCTTCCAAGGCTTGATAAAAAAATGAGGATCCGCTACCTTACTTATGTCATTGAAGTGTGGTTGCGGGTGTCCATCCCCAATCAGAGCCCTTCCCCTTGCAGGGGGAATTAGCTCAAATTACTAATGAGGCCGAACATAGACCTTCAATATTGAAGCTATAAGTTCGGCCTCGTTGTTTGTGAGATCTGTAGGTATACCGCTGATCGTGACAGAGATACCTTGCTCGGGGCGAATTATCACCGGAAGAGAGAAGGTGCTAATGTTCGATGCTGCTTTCAGTACCTCGGGCTCCTGATCACCTAATATGATTGTGTCTTCGCGATTCACTTCTACCTCTTCATTTTTTGCCAAAGGTTTGTAAAGAATCTTACCCTCTTCTTCAAAGGCTATAAACTTCTTGATAGCGCTCTCTGTACGACTTCTGTAGGCAGTAATGCTGCTCTCCGATGGCTTTGGCTCTGATGTTTCCATGTACCGCTTAGCAAGTTCATCTACATCGACTTTGGTAATGTCATCCATTTCGTCATCTTTGAGAACGGTCAGCAGTCGAGCCGTAGAGTTCTTGAGGTTTCTTGCGGTATTCTCATTGACAACGTCAAGAGTAGTCAGCATTTCCAGGAATTCCTGGAACTTCTTAACGCTGAATTTTCCGTTGTTCATGATATTTCTTCCCGTAAGTTATTGTGTACGATCAGATTTTTGATCGCTTAAGGGAATAAGTCAAGACTAGAAAGACTCCGAAAGTGCCATACAGATTAAGATTCTTTTTTGGTTAAAAGGCGGTCATGACTGCTCGCTAAAAATATGTCAAATTGCAGAATAAAAATCTGTATGAATATCCAGTTAAATAAAAAGGCCGCATCTCTGCGGCCTTCTTCAGTCCTGTCATCATTTCGACTGTTGGACTACACGTATCGGCTGATGCCGTGACTGTAGATAACCCGCCCTATCACTTTAAGGTGCTGCTCATTTTTCTCTGTGATCAGCCAGTCCGTGTAGGTTTTGTTATCGGAGCGAACCAGTAAGCCATCTGCAGTGAACTGTAACCGTTTGACCATTACTGCGTCTTTGAACGAAAACACGTAAATCCCATCACCATCAAAATAATCTTTAGAAACATCAATGAAGATGTAATCACCAGTTTCGATCGTTCCGGACATGCTGTCTCCGGTAACGGTGATCACCTTTATGGTCTCTGCTGGGCGATGGCCAAAAATCTCCAGCGCCCGAGCTGTATCGTAAACAATGCTAGTAATTGTCTCAGCGACCTCAGTTGTTGAAACCCGGCCGCCACCTGCGCTTGCCTCTGCATCCAGAACGTCAATGGTAAATGGCTTTTCAACCTGCTCAGTGGTTAGAGGCACTGTTATTTCTTCTTCTGTGAATAGGTCGGAAACCTTAACCCCCAAGGCACTAGCTATTTTCTTTATAGTAGTCTCTGAGAATCCTTGTTTTCCCGTTTCCAGCCTAGAGATATTCCCCACGTCACTTCCTGCCGACGTGGCCAATTCAAGGATTGTCATTTTCTTCGCTTTGCGAAGTTGTCTGATGCGCTTACCTATTTCCATGGCTCAATTTAATAACCTTTTTGCGTCACTCGCAAAGCGCCTTGCGCAAATTAAATGCGTGGTGTAATATGCGTATGGCGCATTAAATGGAGGTGCATATGGATACACCATTACGAAAAATGCGTGTAGAGACTGGTTTGACGTTGGCTGACCTGGCTTTGGCAACAGAGATCGATGTTGGAAACCTGAGCAGAATCGAGCGAGGCAAGCAACTCACATCTCTGAAAACGGCTGAAAGACTCTCACAGTTTTTTGGTGGGAAAATCAGTGAAATGCAGATTCTCTACCCGCAAAGATACATGACGGAAGTAAAAGCCGCATAGCAACACCAGCTCAATCGAGCACTGAAAAGTGCACATCACCAAAACTAATCACTAGTGGTCACGTGGTCACCCCCACGGGCTGATCACATCTACATCATTACTTTTGATAGGGAAATTGTACGAAATGGAAATTGCAAAGACACGCAAAGCCGCTCGTCAGATTGAGAGTGCGCTACTGAACAAGATTGCTGTGAAAGGGGTTAGCTCTATCGCTGATGCGGTTGGGGTGGCTCCGTCACAGGTAACCAGGTGGAAAGAGTCGTTGATACCGCGCATGAGCATGTTGCTGGCGGTGCTGGAGTGGGGCGTCGTTGACGATGACCTTGCGAGGCTGGCTAAGCAGGTGGCGGTGTTGCTGACACCAAAGAAAAAGCCCACGGCGGCAACCGTAGGCTCTGAACAACAAATATCAATAAGTTTCTAACGAGGAAATTATACATGCAAAGCACTGGATCAACAACCAGTAAGGGGGTCACGTGAACGTAGTCCGTAGAGTTGACTTCCAAAACAAATCAACCATCCAAGATAAGCCAGGAGGCCAAGTGGCCGATCTTGAAAATGGCTATCTGCGACTGGCAAATCAGATTCAGGATGCAGTATGCAAGGTTGAGCTTTCAGGGCGGGAGTTTCGCGTTCTGAATGCTGTTATCCGCCTGACTTACGGATGGTCGAAGAAAGAAGATCGGATAACTAACAGTCTCATTGCTGACAAGACAGGGCTTGCCGTCAAGCATGTATCTGAGGCTGTTCTAACGCTTGCTATGAGGCGCATCATCCTTCTGAGGCGCATAGGGCAGACACGCTACATAGGAATCAATACAGAGCTTCACAGGTGGGCATACGGGAAACCGAAGTGCAAATCCTGCGTCATTTCCTTCTCACCAATCACTGAGGAAAATTGCTACCGGATTGAAATTACCATCCCTGAAAACGGGGATAGCAAAAAAGAGCCTCAAACCATCCCCGAAATCAGGGATAACCATCCCCAAGAACAGGGAAAGGTATCCCCGGAAACAGGGAACACCAAAGACATTCTTCCAAAGACAAAGAAACATAAAGATCTTAAACCCCCTAAATCCCCCAAGGGGGAATCGAAAAAGTTCGATCCGTCATCGGTTGAGTTGCCAAGCTGGCTAGACCCTGTCGCCTGGTTGGAATGGTGCCAGTATCGCTCAGAGTCCCAGAAGCCGATAAACACCATGCTGACTGTGACCAAGGCGTTCAAGGTGCTGAAAGAGTGCCTGGATGCGGGCCATGACCCTGTCGAGATAATCAACACCAGCATCGCGAGTAGCTACCAAGGACTGTTTAAACCGAAGTTTCCAGGGCGAGCACGGAATTCAGTTGCTAAGCCGAGCAAGCCAATGTCCTACGTACCAGAAGGATTCACAGGATGAACGTAGCCGATTTAATGCGACGCCTTCAGGCCGCTATGCCTCCTGGTACGCAGCCGAAGTTCATGACCGCTGACGAGCTGATGGCTTGGCAACGCGAGCAGGGCCGGATCGACTCCGAGCGCATCATCGAACAAAACCGCGTCACCCGCCTGCAAAACGTACTTGGCCGCTCAGGCATCCAAGAGCTTCACCAATCCTGCACCTTCCAGAACTACAACGCGGAGTTGGCTGGTCAGCGCCACGCTCTGGAGAAATCCAAGGCTTACGCTGAACGGTTCGGCAGTGGGTTCGGTGGGTTTATCTTCAGCGGTGGCTGTGGAACTGGGAAAAACCATCTGGCGGCAGCAATCGGTAACACTCTGCTGACGGCTGGCAAGTCAGTTCTGGTTGTGACCATTCCTGACCTGATGATGCGCTTTCGTGAAACCTACCAGGATGGGGCTAAGACCAGCGAAGCTAAGCTGATGGAAGACCTGTGCAAAGTAGACCTGCTGATTCTAGACGACATCGGTGTGCAACGCGGCAACACCAACGAGGGCGTTGTGTTGTTCCAGATTGTGGATCGGCGCTTATCCGGCAAGAAGCCAGTAGGCATGCTGACCAACCTAGACGCCCCGGCCCTGACCGAGTTACTCACCGCCCGGATCATGGACAGGATGACAATGGACGGCGGCATGTGGATCAACTTCGACTGGCCGAGCTACCGGCGCAAGGTGAAATCATGAAAATCGAATCTGATGACTATGAGGTCATCAACCGCTACGCCGGTTCAGACCGATCATGGCATAACAGGGTAAGCAAACAGAGATACAGGCCAGCATTGCCGGCCTGAAAAACTATTCAGCTTTGGCGTTTTGCTTTGCTGAAACCATTGCTGGGAGGGTAAAGGAGTAAATCAAGAATACTTCTGTGAAGCCGATCATTTCTTCTGCCTCTTCTTGAGTGAACTCTTCATCAGAGTGAACGGCTCCGTTAGAGTCAATGCGGACAATGTGGGCCCAGTCCTTCATCTGTTCAGTAATTTTCCCCTTTCCATGAAGCATTGAGATGCGCTGAGACAATTGTTCTTTCTTTGAGTCTTCTCCGAGTATTTCACGAGTAGCAATATCTAGGACCTTACGGCAGAGCATTACTGATGTTTCGTAATTTCCACGCTGAAGGTTTTCTCGGGCCTCTATAAAAAACTTAGAACACCTGTCAGGAGAGTGGTCGGGTGCGTTATGTGATACCTCGGCTGGATACATTTTGATGAAAGAGTAACCAGCTTGTAAAGATAGGATAGGATCTTTATATATCACTATGTTTTTATTTGTTAATTTTGAGTTTGATATAGGGCTGTGTGACCCCATGACGTCAAGTATTACAGTCGTCAATTCCTCGCAACTTTTACAGATGAATACGACAGCGCAGCGGTAATTTGAACTTTGCTTTTGTTCGGCAATAGCCACTAGTGTGGCTTTCTCTCTCAGGCAATGAGGGCATGAAGAATCTAATGTAACCGTACCCATGAATACATCCTTTTTATCCAATGAAATTCAAAAGACCTTACAGTCTGCAGACAGACCTGAGTTTACACTCATGCAGCGATATGCAACATCAGGAGGTGATCAAAAAATAGCATTTGTACTCGCTATGATAGGCAAGTTAATCGAGCAAGACAGAATGCTTCGTTCAAGAAACGGAGGAATACATGAATAAACAGGTGTTCTACTTGAGAACCCCACAGATACGCCAGAACCTGAAAGCCTACATCGACAATCTCCCGCTAGACCAGTCTAAGCCAATCGAAATCGAAGTATCCCCACCAAAGCGAACACTTTCACAGAACAAAAAAATGTGGCCACTGCTGCATGATTTGGCTGTGCAGGTCGTTTGGTATGGCGAGAAGTACGACGAGGAAGACTGGAAGGACATGATCACTGCGCTGGTTGCCAAGACCCAAAAACAAGAACAGCGCACCGCGCCGGGCATCGGTGGCGGCGTTGTGATGTTTGGTCAGCGCACTAGCAAGATGCGGGTAGGGCAGATGGTTGACGTTATCGAGGCGATCTATTGGTTCGGCACTGAACAGGGCGTCAAGTTCAGCGAAGAGTCCCGGCAGCGCATCGAGTGGGCGCAACGCTGGGGTGAGCAAAACAAACATCAACAGGTGGCTTGATGAAACCAGAGTACGCGAGCAACACCCCGGCAGAGCACAAGGATCGCTGGCAAACGCCGAACGAGAAAAAAATTACGTAGACTTCATTCGCGCGGAATTTGCCCTCTAGTTCCATCGTTCGCATTGTCTTATTTTAGTCACCTGATATGATAAAAGGATAATTGCATTCTATGGGATATACTTGAAATGTTTAGAACTTTTACTGTACTGCTGATATCTCTCCCTTTGGTAGGTTGTGTAAATATATACGACTATAAAAAAAACTCAGATCACATAGGAACGTATACAACGACGAAAAAACCGCAAGAGTTTGCTGAGTGTGTACAGTATCAAAATCAACACTGGAACAAGATGAATGCAGGGGGGAGCATCCACTCATACCAAGGAAAGTATACCTTTATGCTCGCAGGATCTGAAGCTATAGATGTTGAAGAAGTAAATGGAATAACTACAATAGATTATTATTCTGTTCCAAGAGTTACTGATTTCACTGATATAGTCGCCCAGCAAAAAGCAGTAATAAAGGTCTGCCAATAAATTACTATGTCATAGTGGCGGAAGCCAACAGATAGAACAACACACCCAGCCTCGCAATCGCGGGGTTTTTTTACATCTGGAGGTAACTAATTGAATGAAATGCTGCAACTGCCCCAATGAGCTACAAGACACAGAAACCTACATCTGTGATCGGTGCAAAGCAGAGATAGACCGCGAAGCAGATGAGGTAATGGGAAATGATGGGATTGCCACAGTTGCTAACCCTTGGTTAGCATGCCGAAGTGCCTCAAAGCGTCCTCAATCCAAGGAATCTTTGCTTTAGGGCATTTTTTGGCGCGAGCATCAAGAGAGATTCGGTTTGGGGCCGGATTGCCTACTATTCCATGAATATCCTTGACGTGAGCGATATGGCAAGACTCAACACTCCCTCCATACTTTTTTTTGATAAATTCTTGAATTTGAAAATATTTAGCCATGATAAAAATCCTTTTAATTATGAAATAGGAGGCATATATGGCGAAAGGCAAATTGCCTAAGCCGAAGACCTGTAAAAATCCTACCTGCAAAAGCAAATTCACACCAGCTCGACCCCTTCAATTCGTTTGCTCACCAATCTGTGCTTACCAATACCAAAAATGGCAGAAAGATAATCAGCAGAAGCAAGCTGAGGCTGAATCACGCCGTGAATGGAACAAGTGCAAGGCAGCGTTAAAGCCCCTCAAGCATTGGGAGGACATGACGCAGCGTGTGGTTAACGACTATATCCGAGAGCGTGATAGGGACTTGCCGTGCATCAGTTGTGGCACATGGGAAACAGTACAGTGGGAAGCAGGGCATTACAGGTCAAGAGGCGCGGCATCTCATCTTCGCTATGACGAAGACAACATCCACAAACAGTGTCATCGGTGCAACGCCGAGCTATCAAGTAACGCAGTTCCCTACCGAGCGGCACTAGTAATAAAAATCGGCCATGAGCGCGTCCTTGCGCTTGAAAACAACAACACCCCTCACCGATACACCCGAGAAGAACTCGACACGCTCAGAGCGTCGTATAGAGCCAAAACACGAGCGCTCAAGAAACAACTGGAGGCCGCATGATCGTCAAAGAGTTAAATCTCACCAAAGAACAGCATGATTGGTTAAATGGCTGGCTGGAACTGTGGGGAGCATGGGTTTATAGCGGAAGGCTCGAAAAGCGCATGAGCAACGTTATAGCGCAGTACATGGCAACAGTTGAACCACAGTCTGGACAGAGTAGGCCGATGTGCAATGACGATGACGGATTAATGATTTCTCAGGTCGTAGACTCCGTCCTCCGCATTGATGCAAATGCCATGGGCATTCTGCTTAGTTACTATGCTCACGGGTCATCTAAGCGAGCCATTGCATCGTACTATCACAAGACTGCAAAGCCCCGCAAAATGATGGGTAGATTGGGGGAAGGGTGGCGAAAACCGTCAATGGGGACATGCAGGAATGAGATTGACCAGATATTAGGTGCTAGCCTATTCATGATCTACCAACCACTACAAAGTGCTTTCATCAGCCGCAAACGTGTTGCTAAAGTCTCACATGTTGGTGATAAGTGGCTTGACAAAGCATTAGCCATTTAGCCATAATTATTGAATAAGCTGCCGTTAGTGACACTTAAGTTGCCCGGCAGCTTTTTTTATTTAAATACTTGTCACCTGAATCAAATTTCTCACAGTCGGACGGCTTTAATAAAGCTTATGGTGACGATGTCATCTGCGAGAGGAAGATTGTGACCAGAGGAATCTATAATCGTTACACCACGTCGGGCAAGTTCTTCATTATCCTTTAGGTCTTTTATGACAAGACTAAATAATCCCTTCATCTCGTCATCATCTTTACTTCTGGTGATAAATATTTCATGGAAGCTTACTTCATCAGGAGCGTAACCAGGTCTTGTGGAATGATGGAAGAAACTGATGTGATTAGGGATTTTTTCTTTAAGTGACTCTATGATATCGACTTTCTCGATGTTGCTTTTTACTCTTGGTTCGTCAATGAACTTAATGCTGATGCTGGACATCGCTGCTCCTTGTTGGATATCAATCCAATATTGAACCACGAAAAGTAGTTACAATTCCATTATTTAGCCGCACTCCAAAACAGTCAATCTGTAGTGGCATACTGAATTTGGCCACCCGATAAGAGGTGATATCATCACCTCAGCACAACAAAGGTGACCTTATGACCGGACGTACCAGAAGAACTTTTAGCCCTGAATACCGTCTTGAAGCAGCA